AAGGTACAGATGAGCCAGCTGCCGAAGAGCCAGAGGTTTAATGTAGGTAAGATTAAGTGGACTTTAGTTCATTTTAAATCTATCGAATGCATGGTAGAAGTACTAATGTTCGGAGCTAAGAAATACGCTCCGGACAATTGGAAGATAGGATTGAATCTTAAAGAGATTGAAGACAGCATGCAAAGACACTTAGCGTCATTAATTGACGGGGAAATTAGAGATCCGGAATCCGGACTTTATCACATAGGACATATAATGTGTAATTGTATGTTCTGGATGTATCATTACACTAAAAACAAAAACAAAGAAAATGAAGAGAATCCTTAATTTTCTGTTTGGAACAACACCAAACAGTCTTTATCTTAAGTCTACAAAGGCTTTAAGCGCGTTCAATGAAACGTTAGAAACATTGAAGAATATCAACGACAAAGCAAACGAAGAAACCTCTAAAAAGGCTATTGAAATTGCTAAAATTGAGTCAGACATCGCAACATTGGCTTCAATCAAAGTCAACAATGACAAAATTATTGCTAATATCGAAAAGATACTTAATTAGTGGTTGCTGAATTAATTTCCAAAAGTGTTGGGGTAAATAGTTACCTCAACCTTGATGGAGCTCAGATTATTGCGGCTGTAGCAAGACATGGAACAATTAAAGATGATAATGGAAAACTAATAGCTTTTTTAATGAAGCACAAACATTGGTCTCCACTACAACACATCTTCTTTGGATTTAAAGTTACTACGAGTAGAGCAATATCTGCACAAATCTTTAGACACAGATCCCTTAACTTTCAAGAAACATCTCAGAGATACGAAGAAATTCCATCTCATGAGAACATTGAATTAAGAATGGAACATCCAACTAATCGTCAGAGTAGTACTGATATATTTGATCCATTAATACCATTTGGATCTCCTAAAGAAGCTTCTAGAGTAATTGAGTCTT